CAATGTCTGAATCTGCAAAGTCTGCCCGCAAGGCGGCTGCAAGTAAAGTCCAGAGGCTGGTCGGGCCAGATCCGCGCGGCACGCCAATCGATGCATCCGGCTACACACCGCCCGACGCGCTTGAAACAGGCGTACAGACGGGCATGCGCCCTGTCAGCAAACGCCAATTTAAAAAGGGCGGTAAGGTCGTTGGCAAGGTGCATGGCGCAGCAGCGCATCACCACGCAGGTCGCAAGCCGCGCAAGTCAGGCGGCAGTGCAATGCCTCCCGTTGACCGGCTGATCAACCGCGATTTGAAGAAGGCCAATGAATACCGCGACGGTTCAAAGCACATTGGCGGCATGAAAAAGGGCGGTCGCATCCATAAAGACATGGGCGGCATGATGAACCCGCAGGCAGCAGGCGCCATGCAAGATCCGCGCATGATTGCCGCGCAACGCATGGCGGCATCAAATCGCGCTGGCGTCCCGCAGGCCATGCTGCAGTCAGTGCCTACCACATCAAAAATTTCACGCGGTGCTGGCCTTAAAAAGGGCGGGCATGCACATCGGTCGCATAAGAATGATGGTGGCGTTCCTGTGCCTCCTACGATGCCTGACGACATCCGTGCGCTTCGCAACCGTTCACGCGCATTGCCTGGCGATGACATCACGACATCGACCGGCGCACGCACTGAGAACCGCAAGCACGGCGGCAAAATACCGCACCCAGACGAGGCAGCAGACAAGCAATTGATCAAAAAGATGGTCAAGGGCAAGGCCTTGAAGTGCGGTGGCGGTTCCCTGTCAAAGGAAACCGGCACCCGTCCGACTGGTGGCCGCATGGCACGCAAAGAAGGTGGCCGCACCGGCAAGGGCAAGACCAACGTCAACATTGTGATTGCAGGCCATGGCCAGCAGCCGCAGGGTGGTATGCCCCCGATGGGTGGCATGCCTCCTAAACCGCCAGGCGCTGTTCCTGTTCCTATGCCCGCAGGCGCTCCTCCAATGGGCATGCCGATGGGTATGCCTATGGGTATGCCGATGCCAATGGGCGCACCTCCAATGCCTCCGCAGGGCGGCGCTGGTATGCCTCCAATGGGCCGCAAGGCTGGTGGTCGCACATACCGCCGCGAACAAGATATGGACGCCGGATCTGGCAGCGGCTTGGGCCGTTTAGAAAAGGTGCAGATCCAGAAGCGCCACTAAGTTTTGTTGGGTGCCTCCTGTTCCAACAAAAGAGCGACCGGCAGTTCCCCCTCTCCCTGCCGGTCGCTTCCTACCAATGAGAGGGAAAATGAGAGGGAAACATGCAATCGTACAATGACTTTTACGAACGCAAACTGAAAGAACTGATCCATGACAGCATGGAGCGCGTAACAGACGTTTTAATTAACGGTTACGCGGTCACGGATCACGCGCACTATCGTTATTTGACAGGTCAAATTGTTGGCCTTCGTGCGGCACTTGAACTGTGCGACGAGGCAAAAGACTTGGCAAATAAAGCTTTACGTTAAAAGAGGGGAACTACAATGGCACTTAAAATGAACCATGCGGTCGATCCGCGCGAATCTATTTTGAAAAGCGTTGGCGACTTGTCGTCAATCGAAATTTTCAACAATCAAATCCTTGTCGCAATTTATATCCGGCCCGAAAAAACGGTCGGCGGCATTCTTTTGCCCAATCAAACCCGCGATGAGGACAAGTGGCAGGGCAAAATGGGCCTTGTTCTGAAGAAAGGACCGTCGGCATTTGTTGATGAGTCACAAAATTGGTTCAACGGCATCGATGTTGCCGTTGGTGATTGGGTTTTCTTCCGCCCTTCAGACGGTTGGGGACTTGAAGTAAATGGTGTGTTGTGTCGCCTGCTCGATGACACTGTCATCCGTGGTCGCGCACCAAACCCAGATGTAATTTGGTAAGGATATAAATTATGGCGAAGAAATCAAAAGATATTGAACTTGAATTAGAGCCAACGCCAGCCGAAATCTCTGAGCCTGAACTTGAAATTGTTCACGCAGATGAGCCAAAAGCTGACGAGCCGGTCATTTTGACGCCCGAAGACGGCATCAAAGAATTGCAGGCAAAGCTTGAAAGCGAGCGTCAAGCCCGCATTCAGGCCGAAAAACGTGCTCAAGAGGCAGCGCAACGCGAGTTTCAAGCGAAAAATGAGACTGAAGACACACAACTTCACCTCATTAAGAACGCGATGGACACCGTCAAGCGCAACAATGAAATTTTGAAGGGCAATTACCGCGAGGCAATGGCCATTGGTGACTATGATGCAGCCGCCAACATTCAAGATGCATTGTCGGCAAACCATGTGAAGCTTTCGCAGCTTGAAGCGGGCCATAAAGCCATGCAGGAGCGCCCAAAACAGGCGCCACCTAAGCCGCAATATGCTGATCACATTGAAGCATTGGCGTCGCAGGTCACTGCACCGTCAGCGGAATGGCTTCGCGCTAATCGTGATCGTTTGGGCAACCAAAAAACGATTGATAAAATGTTTCGCGCACATGCCGATGCACTCGATGATGGTGTTATTCCTGACTCAAAAGAATATTTTGAGTACATCGAGGGCCGTTTGGGCTTCCAAAAGCAGTATCAAACGCAGGCTGAGATCGATCCATTTGCCGATACCGCCAAAGTGACACAGCGCCGCACGGCTCCGCCTGCAGCGCCTGTTTCCCGAAGTGGGAATGGCACTGGATCTTCGCCAAATGTTGTGCGTTTGACTGCCGCAGAGCGCGAAATGGCGCAAATGATGGGCATGTCCGACCGTGACTATGCGCTAAACAAGATCGCGCTTCAGCGCGAAGGCAAACTTAATTAAGGATATTGAAAATGGAACCCGCAAAAGCAACAACTGGCCGTGCTCGCGCAAAAACTTCGCGTTTTGCAAAGCCTGTCGAAAAAACTTCACCATCTGAAGTGACTCAAGAGGCAATGAACGAAGCAGCTTCGCTTCGTCAAGCGCCTCGCCCCAACCTGCGCGAAGAAAGTTCGCTTGAACGCGCCAAGCGTCGTGCTGCCGAGTTAAAGGGCAGCCTGACGTCAATGGATGACACGCCTGACGAGTTTGCCATCCCTGCACATATCATCCCCGAAGGGTGGTCGTATGAGTGGAAGCGCAAAAGCGTGTTTGGCCAAGAGGATTCATCATACATGATGAGCCAAGAGGCGCGCGGTTGGGAACCAGTGCCTGCGTCACGCCATCGTTCAATGATGCCTGAAGGGCATTACAACACGATTGAACGTAAAGGCATGATCCTGATGGAACGTCCAAAAGAAATTACGGACGAAGCAAAGCGTCAAGATCGCATGCGTGCAAGGGATGCTGTTAAGAGCCGCGAACAGCAGCTTGCGGAAGCACAAGCAGGCCAATTTGCACGCAATAAGCCAACGATTTCCAAGGGTTACGAGCCAATGGCTATGCCTGAAGAATAAGAATATGGCCCCCCAGAGATGGGGGGCTTTACTTTCTATACAAACGTGTCTATTTTTCGCAATGCTTCCATGTGAAGTCTCTTCCTCGGTGTGAAGAGTTAGCCCTTTCCGGTTTCTAGTCGCCTCGGTGTGCGATGATTGGAACCTCCTGTAAAAAGGAGAACCCGTCATGGCAAATACCTTTGCGCCAAACGGTTTTCAGCAATATCAAGGCACTGGTGCGACTCCGTCGTATGAACAGACTGCAATGGTTATTGCCTCTGGCAATACCACACCCATTTTTATCGGTGACCCCGTAGTTATGTCCGCAAACACCACTGGTGTTGGCACCGGCTACATCAACCAAGCCTACGGCCCCGTTGTTTTGACGGTAGGTGCGACCGGCATTGCCACCAGCTCCGCTGGTACTTTGACCGTCACCTTTACTGCCGCAACCACTTCAACCAGCGGCAACTTGCCTTCTTCCCCCAACGCTTGGGCGCCTCCTGTTGGTTCCTACATCACGATCACTGGCTCGACCACTGCATCTGGTGTTAACCTGAACGGCACATTCCAAGTCACCTCATCCACAACCACCACTGCAGTTTGCAACACCTACGGCTTGCAGACGCCAAGTGTTACCTCGAACGCTTCGGGTACTGTTACCTGCTACGTTCCGGTCGCTGGCGTGTTTGCTGGATGCCGTTACCTCTCCACTTCGCAGAAGCGCGTTGTGTGGGGTAACTACTGGCCTGGCGCGGATGCAACCGGCGACGTGACAGCTTATGTCATTACCGACCCGAATGCTCAGTTCATTGTACAGACTGCAAACTCCAACACCACTGCTTCTGCAGTTGGTTTGGCTTCTGTCGGCCAGAACATTTCGTTCAATTACAATGACTATACCGCAACCGGTGAAACCCTCGGTAACACCGCAAACGGTTTGTCCACCTTCTTTGCCGATCAGTATTCACTGATCGCAAACTCAAGCGCGGGTTCGGCTTCAAACAGTTTCCTGCCATTCCGCATCATCAGTCTTGCCAACTATACGCCTGGTCAGACTAGCCCGCTGGTTTCCATCAACGGAAACGATAGCACAACCGCTTACAACAAGATCATCGTCGGGTTTAACAACTCAATGATGAAAGCTCTTGCTGGTATCTAAGGGAGTAAGGTAAAATGGCTGTCAATCTTTCGGCGATTAAAGATCTTCTCCTGCCAGGTCTTCGTGGTATCGAAGGCAAGTACGAGATGATCCCATCTCAGTATGACAAAATCTTCACCAAGCACGATTCGAAGCTTGCTCTCGAACGTACTGCTGAACTGCGCTTCTTGGGCCTTGCCCAGTTGAAGACTGAAGGTGGTCAGACTGCATTCGACAACGGCGCTGGCGAGCGTTATGTGTACAACCAAGAACATACCGAAATCGGTCTTGGTTATGCCATCACCCGTAAAGCCATCGACGACAACGTCTACAAAACCCAGTTCCATCCATCCAACCTCGGCCTTGTGGAAGCTTTCCAACAGACCAAGGAAATTTATGGTGCGAGCATCCTGAACAACGCACAGACCTACAACTCAGCAGTTGGCGGTGACGGCGTTGCTCTTTGCTCTGCTTCGCATCCTATCGATGGTGGTACTGTCGCAAACACACCAACCACTCAGGTTGACCTGAACGAATCAACATTGCTCAACGCAATGATCCAGATCCGTACGGCGTTTAAAGACCAAGCAGGTCTGAAGGTGTTCGCACGCGCCAAAAAACTTATCGTTCCGCCTCAGTTGGAACCTGTTGCAATCCGTCTTACCAAGACTGAATTGCGCCCAGGCACTGCCGACAACGACGTGAACGCTTTGCTCACAACCGCCGGTGGCTTGCAAGAAGGCTACATGACCAACGACTTCTTGACCTCGCAGTATGCTTGGTTCCTGCTCACAAACATTGATGGTCTCTCTTATATGGAGCGTGTCAAATTTGAGACGGATATGCAGGTGGACTTCGTCACTGACAACCTTCTGGTTAAAGGTTACGAGCGTTACTCCTTCGGTTACTACAACTGGCGTTCAATCTTCGGCTCATTCCCAACCTTCTAAGATCGGAGATAGTCAATGTCTATCACAACCTTCTCCGGCCCCCTTCTTACGTTTGGGCAGAGTCCGTACAACCCTCTGGAGTACAATCCAGAATTGGGGCCGTCGGCTTTTTACGCTGGTGCGGGGATTCTTGATCCCCGTATTCCCTACACCTATCTCGCTGGTCAAAATTTTGGTGCCTTTACAGGCATGTTCTTGGGTTTCGATAACATCACAACCCTGAACATTGTTCCGTACACCAATTCCACAGCGGCAATTGTTGCCTCGGCAAACCCAACGTCAGCAAGCCTGACGCTTGTGTCTTCCGCGTCAACGACGACTGGTGTTTCGATTGTCAGCCAGATCGTTCGCGCCGACACCGGCGTGGTTGATACCAATGGCGGCGCTGGTTTCGTGGCTCTTGACTCCTACACTTCGGTGTCTGGCTACATTTCCAACGGCACTTCTGGGACTGCGGGTAACACACTGATTGTTTCAACGGCCAGCAACGGTCCTTTGGCAATTGGCATGGTTATCAGCGGCACTGGTATTGCTTCTGGGACAACCATTACGGGCTTTGGTCCGACAGTTGGCGCTACCCTTTCTAACGGCGCTTCTGGTGTTGGTTTTACTGGTTCGTACACTGTAAGTGGCCCTGCGGTAGCTGCTGGCACAAGCGGTTCGCCAATCACGATTACCGCTTCGCTTAACAACGCAATAAGCGCACCATTGTCCAACGCCATTCCGCAAGGTTCGGCTGGAACGATCAACCTGTGGAACCCACAGGCGGTGCTTGGTCGTTGTTTGACCTATACTGCTGCTGCAAGCGCGACTTACACGACTGCGACCACCAATGGGTATGACATTTACGGTTGGCCAATGACCGAACAAGTCACCCTTACGGCTGGTAGCACCGTGACCGGTAAAAAAGCGTTTAAGTACATTCGTTCCGTTACTCTTTCTGGCGGTACGGCTGATACGACACACGCTTATTCCATCGGTACAAGCGCCCTCGTGGGTCTCCCCCTTCGTGCTGACTCGTCAGGCGAACTGACAGCAGCAGCAGCGGCTTCGCTGTCTGTGTTGAATCCTGTGACAAACTTCACTGGTTTTACGGCTGCTGTTAACACCTACCCGACTGCCACGACTGGTGACGTTCGTGGTACGATTGATCTGTCAAACGCGACAGGCGTCAATCTTACCCCTGCAACGGCAACCAATCGCTATGTGGTTCGTCAATCGCCCCAGCCTTACAACGTCAGCTCTGCTGCCGGTCTGTTTGGTCAAACCCAGTATGCCAACTTCTAAGGAGTAGACCGATGAAAGGTCATAAGGCACATCACCACGAGCATGGCGGTAAGGCGCACCACACCGCTGAACATCACCACGCTCACCATGGTAAACATCACCGCAAGGCCGGTGGCAAAGTTGAGTCCGCTA